AAAGGCATGCCACAAGCGGACCTCGACGAGTTCGTCTCCCAGGGTACGAACCTTCTCGTCAGCGCGATCATTCGCGCTTGCCTGAAGGCCGGCACCTCAGCGTCCTAAGACGCGGAAGGAGAGTAGTTATGTCTCATATGACAGACGTCAATGAGGTAGCCCTGAGTCTTATGACCGGGCTAGCGTGTCCTCGTAGCTTGACAGTAGCAATACTGATTCGTTATGAGGAATGGGTCCAGCTTTCAGAGCTGAAGACCGCTCCGCACGAGTATTTGCGCGCTGAAGATTTCTGGGCCGCTACGGTGGCCACTGACTTTTTAAGGAAACTTAAGGAGTTGCCAACAGGAGTCGATACAGCAGCCGTTGCCCGCCAGAAATGGTGGATGACGGAACAGCAGTGCTTTGACACCAATCGACGCTTGGATCCCTTTCTTGATTGTGATCTGACCCTAGGGCCAGAATGCGACGAGGGTGGGCGCCTTTCGGAATTCCTCCGAAATGTGCGAAAAGAAATTCTTGACGTCATTGGAACGTCACCCCCAAACCTTTCCCTCGAGGGGACGTTTGGGCCTGGTGCGACGCTATCGAACGCAAGTCGTGAAGCCACTGTGGCTCATAAAATGACTTCGTGTCCAACTTTGACTCGTAATGCGTGGCCATGGCTGTTCCCTTGGACAGGAACAGCGTGGGCACAGGCTTCGGCCGATTTACGACACGAGCCAGTCTTTGTTGAAGGAAATCATTACTTCACCGTGCCAAAAGATGCAACTACGGATCGATCGTGCGCGAAAGAAGCGGCTATAAACGCCTACTTCCAACGTGCCGTCGGTCTAGAGTTGGCCCGTCTCCTTAAAAGGACGGGAATAGATCTTAGCGCCGGGCAGGATGTTCACAAGCAAGTCGCTTGCGCCGCCTCATTGAGCGGTGAGTTCTGTACAATTGACTTATCGAATGCCTCCGATACCGTGGCAACAACTCTAGTCAAGTTATTGCTGCCGCCTAAGTGGTTTGAGCTTTTGAGCTCTCTTAGGTCCACGAAAACCCGCATAGACGGGAAGTGGGTACTGCTGGAGAAATTTAGCAGTATGGGAAACGGGTTCACTTTCGAGCTTGAAACCTTGATCTTCCTATGCATCGCGCGAGCGATGTCACGGAAAGAGGCGCTCTCCTACATGACTGTGGAGGTGCCTCTAGAGCTCCCCATCCTCTCGGGTGGTGGGCTCTCCGGCCATGTTCCTATGAAGCGTAAAAACTTCGAAAGACGTGTGCCGAGGATCTTGGTGTTTGGGGATGACATTATTGTCCCTCAAACGATCGTGGGTGAAGTTTTATCGGCGCTCCGATGGTGTGGGTTTACTCCTAATAAGAGGAAGACTTTCACTGATGGGGTGTTCCGCGAATCTTGTGGCGGGGACTACTTCTCTGGGGTGGCTGTCAGGCCACATAACCTTGAAAGTATACCCTGTGAACCACAAGAATGGATATCTCTGGCTAATGCTATTCGTCGCTTGGTGGGCTTCGGCCCTCAGCACGATGATCGTTGGCGTCGTCTTAGGCCTGCTTGGTTCTGTTGTCTGGGGTTTATCCCTCGGCACATCAGAGTTTTGCGTGGCCCTACCCTTTTGGGTGACTTGGTTATTCACGACCGTCCCATAACCTGGGAAAACAGAGATAATCTTCGCGAAAGAAACAGCATACGCTACATCAAATGCTATCGTCCTGCCAGATTTGACACCTGGCGTTGGAACGCATTTCCCGATGTATCGACGTATGCTGCGGCACTATACCTTGCCGGCAAAGAACAAAGCGGAAGTCTTAACTTCTCGCGAGCCCGTGAGGGCTTTCCCCCAAGGGATAATGTTCTCGGCTATAAGGTAGGTTGGGTCCCTTTCTCGTGAGAGATAGGGATGTAGCTTCTTAGGGCTACACTTGACCCTCTGGGTCGCTAGACCGAAAGGTTTAGAATGGAG